TAAAATATTTATAATTATGAACGCAAAATTATTTAAACAATTAATTAAGGAAGCGGTTCGCGAAGCAGTTCGTGAAGAAATCGGTGTTCTTTTATTAGAGCAAAAGAAACAAGAATTAACTGAAAGTAAAACATTTAGTTTTAGTAGTAGTGATGTTCCAACAGGTAATGTTGAAGCTCGAACAGCTTTACGTAGTAAAATGGGAACCATGTTTGGCTATGATGCTCCACAAGCTCAACCACAATTAAAGGTTGATCCTAAAGCAGATAATCCATTTATGGCCTTTATTGAAGATGCTGCTGCTAATATGACTGCCCAAGATATATCAGGATTAAGAAATTTAGGATAATATGCCAATACCTCAAACGATACGAGTAAATCCATTAGATTTACAAAAGAATATTGCTATTGGGGTAGCCTTACCTTTTGATGCTCCTGGGGTATTTAAAAGCACTTATACTACTAAAGATCAAGTCAAATCTAATTTACTTAATTTATTATTAACCACACCAGGTGAAAGAATAATGAATTCTTCTTTTGGATGTGATTTAACAAGATTTTTATTTGAGGGAATTACTGATACTAATATAAATGAATTAAGAGAAAATATAATAGATTCTATTTCTGTTTATATACCTGAAATTATAGTAAGTAATATAGATGTTATATCTAATAGTGACTATAATGAAATAACTTTAACAGTAAATTATAGATTAAGAATATCAAACACACCTGACCAAGTAACAGTACAATTTAATTAATAATGGCTAATGAAGATAAGAACATATCGTATTTAAATAAATCATTCCCAGATTTTAAATCAGCATTACAACAATATGCCAAAACATATTTTCCAACAACGTATAATGATTTTTCAGAAGCGACTCCAGGAAATATGTTTATTGAAATGGCATCTTATGTTGGAGATGTTACCTCTTTTTATTTAGATACTCAAATACAAGAAAATTTCTTATTATATGCTAAGGAAAAGGAAAACCTATATGCTATGTCATATGTTATGGGTTATCGTCCTAAAGCATCTTATGCTTCTAATACTATAGTTGATATATACCAGCTTGTTCCTTCTATAAATAATGGAGGTGTTATAAGTCCTGATTATATAACATATGGTTTGATAGTGCCTATTAATACTACATTAACATCAACATCTACAGGTACTAAATTTTTAACTACCCAAACAGTAGACTTTACAGATACAGGTAGTACCGAAATTACTTTTGTAAATAACGATTATTTCCTATTTAAAAAATCAGTACAAGCTATATCAGCTGAAATAAGAGAAACTATTATTAATGTAGGAAGTAACCAAAAGTTTGCTACTGCTACTATAACAGACACTAATATATTACAAATACTAAATGTAACAGGTAGTGATAGTAATATATGGTATGAAGTACCATATTTAGCTCAAACCTCTATATTTCAAAAAATAGCTAACCCTAACTATTCAACTGATCAGGTGCCTTACTTATTACAATTACAAAAAGCACCTAGACGTTTTGTATCTAGAATCTTATCAGACAATACATTACAATTAGAATTTGGAGCTGGTTTGTCCCAAAATAAAACAGATGAACAAATTATACCAACTGCAGGATCAATTCAGGCTGGTTTAATACCTGGTATTTCTGATTTAACTAATAATTATAATGAAGCTTCTGTATTTTTTACCAAAGAATATGGTTTAGTACCTTCAGACCAATTAAATGTTAAATATTTAGTAGGTGGTGGAATAGAATCCAACATTCCAGTTAATGATTTAACTGCTATAGATACAACAGGTATTATTTTTAAAAATACTCCTGGTCCTTTATCAGGATCCGTATTAGAAAGTGTTGTTTCTTCAAATCCAATACCTGCTTCCGGCGGAAGAAATGGTGATACCGTAGAAGAAATCCGCCAGAATGCTCTTTATGCTTATTCAACTCAATTAAGAGCAGTAACAAAAGATGACTATATGGTAAGAGCTTTATCAATGCCTTCTGACTATGGTGTTGTTTCTAAAGCTTATATTTCTCAAAATTTAAATAATACTCCTCAACAAACAACTTCTATTATAAATCAAAATAATCCTTTAGCTTTAGATTTGTATATTTTGTCATATAACAATAATAAACAATTAACTCAAGCTTCTGATACTTTGAAAAATAATTTAGTAACCTATATAAATCAATATAGAATGGTTACTGATGCTATTAATATTAGAGATGCTTTTTATATTAATATAGGTATTAATTTTGATATTATAATACAAAGTGGTTATAGTAATAAAGACGTATTAACTAACTGTATTAGTATGTTAAAAGATTATTTTAACATAGATAAATGGCAAATAAACCAACCAATTATAATTTCCGATGTAACATCTAAACTATTGCAAATCAGAGGAGTACAATCAGTAGTTAAATTCGAAATTATTAATAAACAAGGAGGAAATTATTCTCCATATGCTTATGATATAGTAGGAGCAACTAAAAATGGCAATATATATCCATCTTTAGACCCAGCTATATTTGAAATTAGATTTCCTGATACAGACATTCAAGGTAGAGTCGTTGTAGCTTAAAATTAAAAATAATAGAATATGAACTTAGAAAAATTAAAAGGACACGTACCAGATTCAGTTATTGCTCAAATTCCAGAAATTCAATCTAAATTTGAAATTAATACCCCATTGCGTTTAGCACATTTCTTAGCTCAATGTGGTCACGAATCAGGTGGATTTCGTGTTGTAAATGAAAACTTAAATTATAGCGCTAAAGGTTTATTAGGTATTTTTAAAAAATATTTTCCAACTCAAGCCTTAGCAGAATCATACCAACGCCAACCTCAAAAAATAGCTAACCGTGTTTATGCATCTCGTATGGGTAATGGTGATGAAAAATCAGGTGAAGGATTTAAATTCCGTGGACGTGGTTATATTCAGTTAACAGGTAAAAGTAACTACACAGCCTTTGCTAAATCAATTGGTGAAGATGTTGTTGCTAATCCTGACTTAGTTGCTACTAAATATCCATTAGCATCTGCTGCTTGGTTTTTCAATAAAAATGGCTTACATAAATTAGCTGATGGTGGTGCAACTGATGCCGTTGTTACACAAATTACAAAACGTGTTAATGGTGGTACAATTGGTTTAGCTGATCGTATCAAACATTTTAAAGAATATTACCACTTATTAGCGTAAAATAGTTTAGTAGTTACTATATTTATATGTAGTAATTACTAACTATGGCTGTTTATAAAATATTTCCTGAAAAAAGTGCTACTATTTATTCATTTTACCCAACATTAAATACGGGTAATGATGAAATATTGGAATTAAGCACATTTGAATCTATCAATGGTACTAATGAGGTATCACGTGTATTACTTAAATTTCCTTCAAGTGAAATAAATGATATTATTGCTAATAAAGTATCTGGTAGTTCATATGATACTTATTTAAAATTAGCATTAGCTAATACCTCTAATTTACCTTTAGATTATACTATATTTACTCATCCTATTGCTGCTAATTGGAATAGAGGAACAGGACGATTAGGTAATGTACCTATTACTACAGATGGTGTAAGTTGGAAATATGAATCTGAATTAGATATTAATCCTTGGCCAACAGCTAGTTACCCTGTAGGCACAACTGGTTTCTATGACCCTACTGGTAATCCTGGTGGTGGTATATGGTATACTAATTCAAACTACCAATATACTCAATCATTTACAACAGATGATACAAAAGATATTGAATTAAAAACAACTAATATAGTTTCAGCTTGGTATAATAGCTCTATTCCAAATTATGGTTTTATTTTAAAGCATTCTTCATCTTTAGAATTTACAACATCTTCTAAATTTGAATTAAAATATTTCTCAGATAATACTCACACTATTTACCCACCATGCTTAGAAATAAGATGGAATGATAGTGTTTATTCTACAGGCTCTTTAAATGTAGTTACGTCAAGTTATTATGTAGCTACTTTAAATAATAATAAAGGAGAATACCAACAAGACTCAGTACAACGTTTTAGAATAGCAGTACGTGATTTATATCCACCTGTTACTTTTAGAACTGTGTTAAGTTTTGCTAACCAAAAAGCTTTACCTTCTACATCATATTGGGCAATAAAAGATTTGGATACTGAAGAAATGGTCGTAGATTATGATACAACATATACTAAAATAAGTTGTGATTCTGCTAGTAACTATTTTGACGTCTATATGAATGGATTAGAACCAGAACGTTATTATAAGATTTTAATAAAATCTGTTCTACCAAATAAAGAAGTAATAGTATTAGATAAAGATTATATTTTTAAAGTTGTAAGATAATGACTCAAATACCAGTACAAAAAACTGTATTCAATAAAGATCAATTTAGTAGAGTAGTAAACACTCAGTTTAGTCAACTCATAAATCAAGGAATTGAAGAAGATCAATTATCTTTTACTGTTGATGATTTTTTTCAACTATATGAAGAAGTGTTTTATCAAATTCCAAAAGAAGGAGATACTAACTCTCATAGATATATTTTACAACGCGAAGCTGATTATTTGGGCGTTAGTATAAGTCAAGATGATATTCAAGCATTATTAAATGAAATTACATCATTAAGACAACAAGTACTAGATGCACAAACAACTATAAATGAATTAACTATAGCAACTAGAAGATAATGGCTGATAATATTAAAATAGTAGGTGAAATTGTTAATACCCAACAGGTATCTCGTTATGACGAGAATGATTTAAATCTTTTATCTCCCCAAATATTACAAGAAGATTTTGGAAAACAAAATGATTACATTGAGTATTATATATATGATGTAGGAGGAAATTTATTAAGTTCAAATTTGACTTACAAAGATTTTAAACTCCCTACAGACTCTTACATTAACCCAAATGATGGGTCTTTACCTATTATAGAAATAGATCCTGTAAAAGATCTTCAAAATGCTCAATTTGTTTCTGGAGAGTTTGTAACTCAATATAATTTTTTTAATAATAAAATTTCCAACTCTCAAGAAGCAGGTCTATTTATAAAAGAGATATCTGCTGATAGAACAGAATTAAGATTAGGTTCTACTGTTCTAACAAATGAGCAAATTGAGAATGGAGCATTATCATTAATAGACCAATATGTTTCTTCTTCTTATTTTGTAAATTATTTAGCTAATTTTGGAAATAACAGCCAAGCTGTAATAGTAAATACTGCTTTAAATAAAGTAGAAAGTGGATATGAAATATTAATAAAATTATACCAACCACTTTCAGAAAATATTAATGTAAAAGCTACATTATGGGTTGTTGAAGAAAAAACAAATCCATATTCTTTTGATATTAATTTAGATAGAATTGTACTTCCTCTTCCTCCACCAACACTTAGAGGTCCTAATTTTGATATTGACATTCCGAATCAAAATAATATAGCTACTTCTTATCAAACGTATGGTAGTTTAATAAATAGTGTACAAAATGTATCTACTTCATCTTATCAACAACTTTTAAGCTTAATTACTTCTCAAAGTATTGATATTAATATAGATTATTCTAATTTTGAGAACTTTACATTTTTCAGTTCAGCAAAACAGAGAGTAATTAATTTTTATGATAAAGTAAAAGAAATTGAAAATTATAAAACTTTAATTTCAACTTATACTCCGAATGTAGCAACAACATCTTCTTTACAAAATTCTATAAATAATGCTTCTGCAAGTATTAATAATATAATAGCTGGATTTGATGGGTTTGAATATTATTTATATTTTGAAAGTGGATCAACCTTAATATCTTCTATTGAATATGATATTACTCCTTATCCAAAAACAGGAAGTATCATACTACCTTATACCCTGTACCCCACCAATTCAGATTCAGCTTCTGCATGGTTTAATTGGGCTACGGGAAGTGCTGAAAAATGGGATGATTATAATCAAAATAAATTAACAAATACTGTTCCTGCCTTTATTAAAGATGACGGAAATAATGAACCATATCTTAATTTTCTTGATATGATTGGTCATTACTTTGATAATATTTGGATTTTTCTTCAATCTGTAACTGATATTAATTTAGCAAATAATAATTTAGAAAAAGGTATTTCTAAAGATTTAGTATATTATGTACTTGAATCATTAGGAACTAAATTATATAACCAATACGGGGATTCAGATAATGTAAATTATTTAGTTGGTAATAGTGGTAGTGCTAATTGGGATAATAATTTTACTTATACTGGCTCTTATTTAAATACAGTACCTCGTAAAGATTTAGTTGCTGAATCTTATAAACGTATTTATCATAACTTACCTTTACTATTAAAAACTAGAGGTACAGCTTATGGTTTACAAACATTAGTTTCTACTTTTGGTATTACAGGAAGTGTATTGCAAGTAAAAGAATACGGAGGTGATTTAAAAAATAATACATTAGATGAATTTAATAATGATAAAGTAAGAGTAGTTTCTTCTAGCATAGTATCTGGAAGTGTATTATCACCCTTTGTAAGCGTTGTTGAGTATCCAACAGCATCTAACCAATTTAGAACAGCTGATCTACATTATGTTGATGTATCTTTTTCACCACAAGATAAAATAGATATATTTACTTCTGCTTCAATAGCATCTACTAATCCTGGATGGAGGTTAGATGATTTTATTGGTGATCCAAGATTACAATATAGTGGTTCATACACTACTTTAGAAGTTGAACGTAATAAATACTTATCTCCTTTAAGTGCATCTTTAATACCATATACTTCATCAGTAAGTGAAGATGGAATTGCAGCTACTGATTATAATAGCTTCATTCGCTTAATTCAGTTTTTTGATAATTCATTATTCAAAATGCTGAAAGATTATATACCTGCTAGAACTAGTTTATCAACAGGTATTACTATTTCTTCCCCAATATTGGAAAGAAATAAATGGGTGTTCGCTAATCCTTCATCTACAACAAATGAAGAAGTAAAAGATGGTACTATTAGTGCTCCAACTATTGGAACTGAATACACAGATATTTATGAATATTTAACCGGCAGTAAAGTTGCTTATTACGATGGTAATTTAGGGGGTGATGCTATTAATGTTTATTCTTATTTTGCTAGTGGGAATTTTAATCCATATTTACAACCAACATCTAGTTTAACATCTGCTAGTATAAATGAATTTAATCATTCTGATTATAACGTTATGTTAAATAACGTATCTAGTAGTGTTACATCTAGAAATAGACAAGATATACAATATATACCAGGAACAACCCAAAGTATATTATCCGTAGCTGAATTACAAGACTCGTATGAAACTTTAAAAACACATCAACTTTCTCGTTATGAAGGTGTTAAAATATTTAGTGCAAAGTACAATGATTATACTGATGGGGATGTTTCATTTGGTAAAACAGCTGTTATTGATAAAAATGTAGTTAAATTAGGATTATTTTCTGAAGTAGTTCCTAATAAATTTTTACCTAAACGCAACAATGCTGTATTAAAATATTTAGTTGATATAGATGGTGGATTAACAGAATTAAACCTCCGTAATACACATTGGGAAGAAGTACAAAATACCTTTATAGCAGGGGATACAGCTAGCATATCTCAGTTTAATAACCAATTATATAGCAATCAGAAAACTACTGATGGTGAAAAATTAGTATTCAATAGTGGGTATGTTTATTCTCCCATTTTATATTTTTCATCTTGTAGTGTTGGGGGTGATCAAACTATATCATTTCAAAACCAAGGAAACTCATCAGCATATTTAGCTACTGCTCAAAACGTAAGTTCATCTTATTTTATTAATGGTAGTACTACATTAGGTTATCCTTTACAAGGAGGATATGTTTTAAATATATTTAATTCTCCTATTCAAACTGGTAATTATTGGACAGGTTCAACTCTTAGTTCTCCTGTTACTTATTCTGTACAAGAAACAGGACAATATAGAATATATGCTAATTTAGCAATTACTACAGAAATGGCTTCAGGAAATAATGTTACTTGGAGTTTAGAAATGTATAGTGGATCTACTAAAATTCAAGAGTCAAGCCAATCCGTCTACTTTGGAAACTTAACACAAAGTTGTACTGAGATTATAATTACTAATAATGGTACTGATAATCTTGTAGTATCTTATACAGATTGTACAACAGGAGCACCAAGACAAGCAGCAGTAAAACCAGGAAATATTAGAAATATTTGTACTCGTTTTGGAGCTGAAGAAATAACAGGAGAAGAAAATTATACACTTAATACATCTACACCTGGATTATGTTCTACATTTGAAATATCAGGGTCAACCATCCAAACAACTACTTTAACTATTGATAATGGTTTTTCAAATAGTAACTATTCTAATTTTTCCCAAAATGATAAAATTTCATTTAAGTTAAGATTAGCAAATTCTAGTAGTGCTAATTTTACCTCCTCTTTAGCAACAGGAAATAATGGATTTTTATCAATAGGATCATTAGCACTTAGTACTGGGTATTCAACAGTTTCTTGTTCATTTATAGATAATGCTGTTGATTCCTCTATTACACTAACAAATAGAGTATCTAGTTTTTATGGAAATAATTATTTATTTTCACCAAATCCTACTTCTGGATCTATAAATTCGTTATATGATGAATATGAGGATGTTGATTATACTTTTAATCCAAAACCATATGATATGCTATTACTTTATCTTTCTGATGGAACTATTTTGGAGTATACAGTATTAGATGTTATATTGGATAATGGTAAATTAACTTTAAATCTTGATGCCCCCTTATCTAATTTAGCTATAAGTGATTTGAATGATGATAATTTTAAAAGATTTTTACTATTATCAAGAATTAAGGATGAAACAAACGTTATTTTAAATTTTATAAAAAGAGATGGAAAAACATCGTATGGTTTCTTAATAGCTGATAATACTAGTACTAGTGTTTTATCAAATATAGACACTATTACTCGTGAAGTAAAACAGAAAATACTTAACGACCAGTCAGTAATTAATGATATTAGTGGTGGAGGTTTCTAAAATTAATATATTTATAGTATATACAACATAGACAATTATGGCAATTTTAAATTCTACAGTAATTACAGTAGACGCAATATTAACCACGAAAGGCCGTGAATTATTGGCTCGTAATGATGGTTCCTTTCAAATTACACAATTTGCATTAGCTGATGATGAAATTGATTATACTTTGTATAATCCTAACCACCCATCAGGATCTGCTTTTTATGGTGAAGCAATTGAAAATACACCAGTGTTGGAAGCGTTTCCAAACGAATCACAAATTATGCGTTACAAACTAGTAACTTTACCTCGTGGTACTTCTAAACTACCAGTAATTAACTTAGGTTACAACAGTATTACTTTACGCCAAGGTGCTTCATTAACAATTACTCCACAAACACTTAATTATTTAGGTGCTACAAGTACATTTGAAGCAAATGGCTATACAGCTACAATTGCTGATTCTCGTTTAGTATCTACATTTACAGGCACAGGTATAACAACAACAACTCCAACACAAGATTTAAATACTACTACAGGTACTGTATTATCTGTAACTCAAGTTGGTACTTCATTCACATTAACAGGTACTACAATTAATACATTGTTTGGTTCTACATTAACTGCTTTAGCAACTACAATTACTGTAATTGGTAGAGATAGTGGTGCTAGAATTACAATTCCTTTAAATATTCAAAAAGTATCAACAATATAATATAAACTATGTCATTCGTAAGATATAACCCAGAAGATTCAGTAATTAGCTCCGAAACCGTAGTGCGTGGTTTATTTAGTGGAGATAGTAATACATTAAGTTCATTTTATACATCTAGTGCTACTCCAACAGAATATTATTTAGATGTGTACAATAATGACCCCACTATTTCTTCATCAGCCATTCAATTTTCAATTCAGTTTGGAAATTTATATGGATCAGGCTCACAAGTAATTAATATTAATGTACCTAATGGAGGTTATACCCCATCTCGTGTTGTTTATGGTGAATATAGAAATTTAGTTTTTGGTACTGAAACCCAAGATTTTACTTTTGATAATGGTGCAACAACTGGTAGTCAAATATTTGTAATTAACTATGCTCGTTCACGTTACAAAGAATCCCTACAACCAGGGTCTTTTGAAATGACTCTTGGCACAGGCAGCAACTTTATTAAACTAATTGATGACAGTAGTACTACTGGTTTAACCCGTTTCATAGGTGAAAATAGAGTATACTATGTAATCAGTGGAAGTAATGGTGTACCTTATACGCCTGCTACTTCTTCTTATTATGGAATGATGTTCCCTGATCTTAATATTGTTGTATTAAATGCAACTTCAGGATCTGCTACATCAGTATTACCTTATGTTGTAGGTACAGGAAATTTAAACCAAGTAACATCTTCAGCTTCAAATAATCACTTAACATTATTCACAGCTATTTCTCATTCAGCTGCTGTTGGAAGTGGAAGTATGACTTTACAATCATCTGAAACAGTATCTTCACGTTACTTCTTTACAAGAGTAAAAAATAGTGAATTTAACTATACAACAAATCCATCTATTATAGATGCGAATGGTAACTTATTATATACTACTTTAATTAATAATCCTCAAACATACATTACAACAGTAGGTATGTATAACGATAATAATGAGTTATTAGCAGTAGCTAAGTTAAGTAAACCATTAACAAAAGACTTTACTAAAGAGGCCTTGATTAGAATCAAATTAGACTATTAATGCATGTCTTCATTCAAAAAGTTAAGCAGAGCAGACGTTACAGTAGTACCTTACCATGCTAATAAGCAGTGGAATGTCAATATTGACTGTTTTCCTACGTCATCTGATTATTTAACAATTTATAAAGGCACAAACGTTACAGGTAGTTTTTCATTAGGTGGAGATCCTATTAATGAGGGTCAATATGAAAGATTAATCTATACTCAAATTAATCACCTTTTTTATCAAGAATATACTGCATCTTTAGATACAGGTTCATTAATATTTACATTAAACAATTATGAATCTGCTTCTCAACAACGCCCTACAGCTTCTTATTTTATATACAATGATAATAAGAATTTTGTAAATAATTTTCCAACAGGAGCTAATGCTAGTATTAGAGTTATAGCTATAAATCAAGACATTTATGGCAATAAAGTTTTACCTAACTCTTTTGTATTAACATCATCTGCATACAGTGTTACTGATGATGGGTATGGAAATGTAAAAGATGGTTCAACCCATATTGGGAATATATTTTATGCTCACGGATTGGTAGTAGTTACAAACCCAGATTATCAGTTGATGTTCCCAACATCTTCTTGTATTCCAACAACTACAACTACAACAACTAGTACAACCTCTACCACTACAACCCCAGTACCTACAACTACAACTACAACAACTAGTACAACTAGTACAACAACTACTGAAGCTCCGACTACAACGACTAGTACAACTACAACTACAACTACAGCCGAGCCAACTACAACAACTAGTACAACTACTACAACAACAACTGAACCAACAACTACAACTACTACTAGTACTACAACAACTACAACTACACCAACACCAACTACTAGTACAACAACTACTACTACAACAGCTGCTCCCGTAGATGTTTATTTAGTATACAGAATAATTAATAATGGGGGTGGTAGTTATGATACTAAGTTTACTCTTTCAAATACAGCAGGGGATGATTCACCTGGGTCTCAAATAACAGTTCCATTTGATATAGGAACTTCATCAGGACAATATATTTTATATAGTGCTACTTGTGGTGCCTTTGATGCAAGTGGTACTTGGTATTTATTAGCAGGAAACTCAACTACAACAAAATCAATTACTTGTAATGAAGTTGGAGGATTTAGTGTATCTTCAGTTCAATTAAATAATCCTCCATTTACATACAATGTTGGTGGCGGATATTATGAATATACTTACTTAGGAACTCCATATAGAATATATATTACACCTCCTGTATAGTAGTTAAATAAAATATTGTTATGAAAAATTTACGTTATATTTGTGTTCAACCTCGCTTGCTTTATTATGCTTGGCAGGTTGAAGTAATGATTAATAATTTCATTAAACATGGAATTAATCCAAACAACATTGATATTCTTGTTGCTTGGAACCCAAATGATCTAACCACATCAGTACAAGAAAATGTTGATGCTTGGAATAAACTAGCTTCGCACTATAATAGTGTTAGATTTTTCTTTTATCAAGATACTAGAAAACAACCTATACATTATATTTCATCTATACGTCCTAATATATTAAAACAGCACTTTAAAGCTCATCCTGAACTGGAATTTGAGGCGATCTTCTATCATGATTGTGATATTGTATTTACTAAAACACCGAATTGGAATCAATTTTTAAATGACAATATTTGGTATTTGAGTAATACAAATTCATATATTAATTATGATTATATTGCTTCTAAAGGAAATGGAGTATATGAGAAGATGTGTGAAATAGTAGGAATAGATCCTATTATTCCTAAATTAATGAATTCCAATTCTGGTGGCGCTCAGTATATAATGAAAAATATAGATGCTAATTTTTGGGAAAAAGTAGAAAAAGATAGTGAACAATTATACCATCAAATAACTCAACTTAATAACCAAATAAAAGCTAATACCCCTGAATACCATGAACTTCAAATTTGGTGTGCTGATATGTGGGCTGTACTTTGGAACGGATGGTTAAGAGGAAATGAAACTAAAGTTGTATCTGAAATAGATTTTAGTTGGGCAACAGATCCTATAAATAAATGGGATCAAACAACTATATATCACAACGCTGGTGCTACTTGTGCTTGTGGAGGAACTTTTTACAAGGCTTTATATACTAATGAATTGCCTTATAATATTGAAGTAGAAAAGTTCAATAAAGAAAAAAATTGCTATAATTACGTTTTAGAAATTAAGGAAACAGCTGCTAAATCTTGTTTAATATAATGGAAAAAATTATACATCAAATATGGGTAGGCCCTTATGAGATGCCTGATAGGGAAAAAGAATTTATTCAAGAATTAAAAGATAAAAACCCTACCTGGGAACACATATTATGGACAAATCAAAATCTACCTCCCTTACCAGAAAACATTAGTACTTTCTTTGATATGTTTGAAAAACAAAAAGACTATGCACACCAAGCAGATGTTCTTAGAGTATTTTTAGTTAAAGAATATGGTGGATTGTATTTAGATGTTGACTTTAAATGCTCTGAAGGGTTTGATAGTTCTAATTTAGATAAATATGATGGTCTTTTTTGTTATCATGGTGGAAACGACTACACAATGCCTAATGGAGTATTTGGATCTAAAAAAGATAGTGATGTGATAAATCACTTATTTAATCTAATAGACATTAAAAAAGGTGGATGGTTTGGACCAAGCTGGATGGGTGATTCTGTTAAAAGTTTTTTTAATCTTCCTAGAGAAACTCCTCACGAAATAATTAAAGAAAAATTAACAGAAAAAAATTATTTATATTTACTATTTCATGAGTTAGAAGAAAAACATATTAGACACCATGCTTTGTATTCATGGTCACCTGAAAATAAAAGAAATTTTGAAAATGGTAATATAAACTATTTAAAATGATAGATATAGAACAAATATTTTCAGGAGATAATCATTTATATGGTAGAACAGATATAGACACTTTTAGTGTTAGTGGGTGTGGTTCACAAATGGATGATTCAACTAAAAATATTAGAGAAAATTTATATATTTTTTTAAAAAAACATAATATTAAAAGTATTGCTGATATTCCTTGTGGTGATTTTTGGTGGATGAGGCATGTAGATTTATTTGATATTGATTACATGGGAGGTGATATAATTACACCTCAAATAGCTAAATTAAAATCTCTTTTCCCTGAAAAAGATTTTCAAAGAATAGATTTAAGACTTGACAAACTTCCTAATGTAGATTTACTCTTTAGTAGAGACTGTTTATTCCATCTCAGCAATACAGATAAAAGAATGGTATTTGAAAATTTTATTAATTCTGATATAAAGTATTTGTTAATGAGTAATCATCCTAATAGCAATAATAATCTAAATATTCAAACAGGAGATTTTACTCACATTAATTGGCAGTTAGATCCTTGGAATTTTGAAAAACCTATAGACATATTATATGATAGTAATCAAGGATATGATACTAAAGAACTTCAATTATATACCAAAGAACAAATTATTAAGTTTATTATATGAAAAAAGTTAGTTTTGTTTGTACAACTTATAGACGTTTTACTTGTGTAGAAAGAATCGTATCTCAATATCATGCCCAATCCTATCCAAATAAAGAATTAATTATCTTTAACACAGATGAAAAATATCCTTATAATTTAGGATTTGTAGATCGTTCTATCATTATTGTAAATAATGGTGTAGATTATAAAACAGGACAACCTTATCAAAATAGAGGACAAATCTGTAGAGATGCTGTTACTCATGCAACGGGTGATTACTTTATGTTGGCTGATGATGATGACATTTATTTACCTTGGCATATTCAACAAGCAGTAGACGGCATTACAGGAAATGGAAAAGATGCTTGGAAACCAGAAATGAGCTTTTTTGCAACTCAAGATAGAGTTGAAATGTGTATGAATACATTAGAGGCTTCTGTTATTGTAAAAATGGATAGAATTAGGGAAATTGGTTTTAGAGATGATTTAACAGGATATGAAGGTTTAAGTTGGTACACAAAATTAAGAGATGAAGGACAATTAGATGAACATAATAAAAATTATGTACCTTCATATTGCTTCAACTGGAGTGACCCATCAGAAGTAGCAGGTCATAAGCAAAGTGGAGATATAAATAATCCAAACAATTTTGAAAACCATAAACAAGCTAGTCAAGACTATGCAAGACGCTTGTTAGTGAAAGATAATGTTGATTTAAATGAAGTATATAAAAAATATTACGATTACTTGAGAAATAATAAAGATCAATTTAATCAAGAATATTATAAAAAATATGCATCTCAATATTTATAACCATGCCAGCAGTAGTACATACCGGACCATTTACAGTATCGTTTCAAAACGAACACACCATTTACGAAAACGAAGTACGTTGTTTAGTAAAGGAAAGTGATTATAATTTATCTTACAACCCAACTTTAGTATCAGGAAGTTATGGTAATGGTATTGTTAAAGATTTTGCAACTGGTTCTGATTTTTATACTTATGCCACTACTATTGGATTATACAATGATAATAATGAATTATTAGCTGTGGCTAAATTCGCTAAACCAATTATGATGTCTCCTGATACAGACATGACGTTTGTAGTAAAATACGACGATTAATTTAAATAAATTGTTATGCAAATTAAATTAGAGGATCTAATTAATGATCCTAGTTTTGATCCTTCTGAATATTACGGATATGTTTATTGCACTGTAGATACAACTACAGGTAAACAATATATTGGTAAAAAAGCATTCTTTCATAAACAGAACAAAAAATTAGGAAAAAAAGAATTAGCAGCTTTACCTACATCTCGTGGTAAAAAACCAAGTAAAAAATTAGTTATATCTGAAAGTGATTGGAAAACATATTACGGTTCTTCAGCTGAAGTAAAAAAATTACCAAAAGAAAATTTAGTACGTTACGTATACAAATTATGCAAAACCAGTAAACAATTAACATACTGGGAAACAAAATATCTATTTCAATATAATGTACTTGAAGACGAAACATACCTAAACGATAATATATTGGGTAAGTTCTTTAGAAAAGACTTGTTATAGGCAAAATATCTTCGTATATTTCAGGTTATGGATAATACAGCACTGTTATTCTTAGTTGAGTCAGTTTTAGGAAAAGGACAATCTACAAGTAAAGGCAACTATGCTTTTAAATGTCCTTTCTGTACTCACCATAAAAACAAAATGGAAATTAATTTACGTACTACAAGTAAACGTGAGAATTTCTGGCATTGTTGGGTTTGTGGTGCTAAGGGTAAAACACTGCTTTCTTTATTTAAAAAAGTAAAAGCACCTAAAGGTAAAATTGATGAATTAAATTTATTAATTGTTCCTTCTAAACAAGAACATAACGATATAGTTCATAGCATTGAATTACCTAAGGAATTTATTCATATAAATGATCATAAACGATTTTTAGAAGATAGAGTAGCACATATTGAAAGTAAACATGCCGTTAGATTCTTACTAAAAAGAGGCTTAACAGCAGATGACTTTATGAAGTATAATATTGGTTTTTGTAAAGAAGGACCTTATGCTGAAAGAGTTATTATTCCTTCCTATGATGAAAATGGTAAATTAAACTATTTTATTGCTCGCTCTTATAAAGATTCAGATCGCAAATATAAAAATCCACCTGTAGCGGCTAAAGACGTTATCGGGTTCGAACTATATATAAATTGGGATGCACCAATTATACTTGTTGAAGGTATGTTTGATGCTCTCACTATTAAACGAAATGTTATTCCTTTATTTGGTAAAGTAATACATGGTAAGTTAATGGAAAAATTAGTAAAATCTTCTGTTGATAGAATTTATATTGCTTTA